ATGCAGATATGCAACACTTACACTACGCGTGATGACGTGCAGGAGGGAGCGATCCGCGAGGACGTTTTCGCTCTCGTTGAGAATAGTGAGGGCGGTGCCGTTCTATCCTTCAGGGATCGTGAAGGCGGCGAGGTTATGAGCTCCGTTACCATAGGCGGAGAGGCTGACGGTACCACACTTATCGCACAGGCGGGATACGTTTACGCGTTCCCCCAAGGGTATCGCAGAGCTTGCTATGCAGGCGGCGAGAGCGGCCCTCTCAAAAACGAGATAGAGGCTGTGAGAATTGCTGAAAAGGATGCGGAGATGCTTTCTCCTTCGGTTATATTCAAGATGGAGCCCTGCGACAGCGAGGGCAAGACGGGAGACGGTGCAAGGAGCTCAAGAAAAGCTGACGGTATATATTCAGCGGAGGATACCTCCATTATGCGAAAAAAAGACCAGCTTATAATCGTTAAGACGGGCGGCCTTGCGGTTAACGCATACGGATGCACTGCCTACATATCAGCGGACGGTATCGTTAAAGAAATACGCGACTGGACTGCTGAGACCATCTCTCTTACTGATAATGAGGCGGCTTTTGCTCTCACGGGACACGGTGTGGCAAGGCAATGGATAATAAGCAACATTTCCGTTGGCGACAAGATACAGACAGACGGGGACGTGGTTACGGTATTCCCGAAGGATGCTTACATTGTGGTATATGAGAAGCCCGACAATCCTGCAGGCGGTACGGTTTGGTGGGACAAGGCAACAGGCGGCAAGTACGTTTGGAATTCGGCCTACGGCGAATGGGTGGCGTACACTACAAATTACATACTTCTTTCCTTTTCCACGGCGGGAGCGGGGGAGCTTTCCTCTGTTCTTGAGATCAAGAGAAACGGAGAAGCGCAGAAGGATCTGCAGGGGAATCCCGCTTTTGAGCCTTTTGAGGGCTTTAAGGAAGGGGACACTGTCAAGATCGACGGAATATCGGAGGAACACGATGGAAGCTATAATATCGCCGCTACAAGCCCCAGGGGACTTATCCTGAACGGCATTGTGGATGACATTATATCTGTTCAGCTCAAGGAAGCGGGAAGCTCGGTGACTATCAAGAGAAGTGTGCCGAAAATGGACTTTGTTATTGAATCGGGCAACCGCCTCTGGGGATGCTTTTACGGCATCGGCGAGGACGGAAAGGTTATAAACGAGATTTATGCATCGGCTCTGGAAGATCCTACCAACTGGTACCGCTACGAGGGGATATCCACGGATTCGTGGACTGCTACCGTTGGTGCTGACGGCCCTTTCACGGGGGCTATACAATATGACGGATACCCCGTATTCTTCAAAGAGAACACAATAATTCGCGTTTACGGCTCCGCTCCCTCCTCCTTCCAGCTCGCTTCCTACAATTACCGTGGTGTTCAGGCGGGCTCGGACAAGTCTCTTGCTATTTGCGATGAGGTTCTTTACTATCTTTCCGATGACGGCGTTATGGCATATAACGGATCTGTTCCGCAGAAGGTTTCCGATGCGCTTGGAAACGAGAAATACAAAAGCGGTGTTGCGGGCTCTATCGGCTCTAAATACTATCTTTCTTGCCTTGACAGCTCGGATAACGTGCATCTTTTTGTGTTTGATGCGCGTTACGGCCTTTGGCACCGAGAGGATGAGCTTGAAGTTTGCCAATTTCTGCGCCACAAGACGGAGCTTTATATGCTCACGGGGGGCGACATTATTACTGCCGCAGGCGGTGACGGAGACGTTGAATTTGAAGCGACCACGGGTGAGTGGGGGTTGACTGACCCCTTCAGGAAGCACTTTTCGAAAATTGCTTTACGCGCAGAGATTGCCTTCGGCGCATATCTAAGGCCGTACATTTCCTATGACGGCGGCGAATGGGAAAGCCTCGGAGAATATCACGGGGATGGCATGAGCACTTTCATACTATTGCAGATCCCCCGAAGATGTGACCGCATACGTCTGAGGTTTGAAGGATACGGCAACGTGAAGATCTTTTACATATACCGCGAGATCAGTCAAGGAGGAAGAAATGTTTTATAAAAAGCCAAAGAGCGACAGCCCGAAGGATCTTTACGACTGGGCTTTGGAGCTATGCGAAATGATGAACAGAAGCTCAAACGCTTCTGACAAAAATAAAAAGGAGGAAATAACAGATGGCTACAAAAATGCTCGATGAGCTTGAAAAGAAAAAAAGCGCTGCCGGCACGACCTCCGGCGGCGGCTCTCTCCCCGTTTCGGGATATAAAGCCCCGGCTTCAAAAAACAGCACTCCTGCTTCAGCTGATAATCCGAGACTTAAGGCAATGCAGCAGTATCTTCAGGACACGGTTGGCGGGGTGCCTACGGAATCTGATCTTCTTCGCGACGTGCGAGAAAAGCTTTTGAACCGTCAGCGCTTTTCATACGACCACAACACGGATGCGCGCTTTCAGCAGTATCTTGACACGGCAAAGCGAAGCGGCAGGATGGCAATGAGAGACACCATGGGACAGGCGGCAGTTCTTACGGGAGGCTATGCAAACTCTTTCGCTCAGAGTGCGGGACAGCAGGCTTTCAACGATTATATGCAGGATGCCAATGAGATGATACCTGAGTTTGAGGAGCTGGCACGGGCGCGCTACGATGCAGAGACTGCGGCGCTCGGAGACCGTTATTCTATTCTTCAGAGCGAACACGAAAGTGCGAAGGAGGATTATTGGAACCGCCTCGGCATTGCCCGGGAGGATTGGAACAACGAGCTTGACCGCGCCACTGCCGAATCTCAATATGAGGACGATAAGAAAGCCCGGGAGATCGAGCTTCTTATTGCTCTCGGTGACTACGACGCCCTTGACAGGATGGGCTACAATACAAGCACTTTGCGCTCACAGTATGCTGCAGATATGGCGGCGGCTTACAGCTCTGCTTCCAATGGAGCAGAGGACGAAAGCGAAAAAGGGCTTTCTTCGGCAACAATGAATTCGATAGAAAAGGCTTTTTCATCAAAAGACTACGACAAAGCTGCAAGATATATTTACAACGCATACAACAATGGAGAGATCAGTTACGAGCAAAGTATGGAATACCTAAGGCAGTATTCGCGGCCCCTTAGCTCGTTTGACACATTGAGCGAAGTCGCAAATTATCTTTCCGATTATACTCCGGAAGAAATCAAAAACATGATAGACAGTTCCGACTTGAGCACCAGAAAAAAATCGGCGCTGTATAATCATTTTCATATTACCCACGAAAATTCATAAGAAAGGCGGTTTCATTTATGAATTTTGATGAATGGAAAAAAGGAGCATTTAAGGTAAAAACACAAAGCCCCAGTACTCTTTCCGGTTCCGGAAAAACTATTTCTTTTGATGAATGGAAAAACAGTGGACGTTCTTCGGGAAAATCGTATAGAGACATTCAAAAAAACGCTCAAAAGCAATATAACGCATTAAAAAAATACAGTGACATTTCATCAAAGTACAATTCCTTTTTGAAGGATACGGAAAGCTATCTTTCACGCGGGGAGAGCAACAAATACAGCAATACTCTCTCTACTGTTTTGCCCCAAAGCAAGGGGCAATCCCTCAAGGCTCTTGCCGAGAGTGGCAAAAAGCCCGAAGCGGATCTCGGACTTGACCGAGCTTCTTCGAGAAAGAGTTGGAAGGACGAGGACACCCCGAACAGTCTCAAAAAGACGAACAGCGACATTATTGGCGAGGCAAAGGCTCTTCTTGAAAGCCTTGAGGACGATCGGCAGTATATGACCGACGAGAGATACAACGCTTACAAGGAATATCTTACGAACGTTGCCAAGGGGGATTTTTCCGATGCGATCGACACAGAGCTTGACTTGCGCAAAAGGTTCGGGACAGAGGGAAATTACCGGGAAGCCGTTGCCACACATCGAAAAAACCAACGACTTGGCATTACCTCATATACTACCTGGGGAGATCTCAACGAGATACTTTCCAATGAAGATCTTGACGAAAAGGATCGGGAATACATTGAAAAGCTTGCAAACAGCCGTGACTATGTTAATACGATGACGGTTGATGAGGTTAGGGCCAAGGTTAACGAAAGAAGCAATGAACTAAAAGAAATCAGCAAAAGTATTGGTGAAACAAACCGAAAAAGTACCGTTGCATACCGAAGCCGTGGCTTAAGTAGTACGAGCAGCAAGGATTTTGAGGATGCAAAAGCAAAGCAGTCGAAGCTCCAGTCTAAAAAGCGACGCACAGAGGAAGAACAGCTGAATGATTATGCTTACTATGATGACTATGGCAATCCCGTTACGTGGGAGGAATATCTTGAGATATTAGAGGCTCGTGAGGAGATAGATAACATTGAAGCGGATTCCAGAGATTATGTAAAAGAAGCTTTGGCTACGCTGCGCGGATACTACGGTAGCGAGAATCATGTGAAACGTGTCCTTAATGAGCCGGAGACGGAAACGAAAGAAACGGAAGAAACGGAAGACCTATCGCCAAGTATCGACGGGCCTTTCCGAATTGATCCACTGGATCCATCGATGGTCGGTCAACTCAAAAAAATAACCCTACACGATGCAAACGGGGCTGCGGCTGTTTTAAGAAGCGCTTTGTATGATCCTCAGAAGATTATCGATTATTATACTTATAATCTTGCAAAAGAAATCGCTTTTGATAAAAGCTTTGTAGATGAGCAGTTTGCGAAAGAACACGAGTTTCTTGCCACTCTGCTTCAAATCGGATCGGCCCCCGTGCAGGCCGTGGAATATGTTGGAAACGTTTTTTCGGGAGACGGCGGCGAGCTTGCAAGACGAGCTAACGTATATGACGATAGATTTACCAACATGAGCCAGACCTTTCAAACCTCGGTTGCGCAGGAAATAGATGATGCGATAGACAGCGAGTTCCTCTCCTGGGTTGCAACTAACGCATACTCAGGAGTTACTTCCTCCTTTGAAAGCCTTACACTTACGGCGGCCTGCACTGCTTTGACGGGCGGAAACCTTGCGGCGGGATCAAACATTGCCCTTGCTGTTATGGGTTCCAAGGCGGCGGCAAATGCTTACAACCAGGCGATCAAGACAGGATCCTCATACGGCCAGGCACTGACATACAGCTTTGCGGCGGGATTTAACGAGGTCATAATGGAAAAAGCCGCTTTGGATAATCTTTTCAAAAACGCCAAGAACCTCACCAAGGGCACGGTGCTTCAAAAGATAAAGGCCGCTATCAAGGGCACTGCAATGCAGGGTGTTATTGAGGGTGCGGAGGAGCTTGGAACGGAGCTGCTCAACGGCATTGCCGACGGCATCATCAACGGTGATCTCAGTCAATACAATGCGAGCATTCAGCGATATATGATGGTTGACGGGCTTTCCAGAGCCGAAGCTGAGAAAAAGGCAAGTGGGGATTATCTGATGCAGATAATCGAAAGCGTTGTTGGCGGTTTTATCGGCGGTACCGTTGGCAGCGGCGGCGTAGTTCAGGTGGGGAAGGCTTTATACTCTCCCATTAAACAGCGCACCGTGGCAAAAAACACCGGACGGGACATTATAGAAAGCCACGGAGGGATCGATGCCTTTATTGACGAGGTTCAAAACCGCATCGGACTTGATAACGAAGCAAATACCGAGCTCTTAAAGAAGATTGAAAAGCTTAAGGTGAGCGAAAAGAACGCCCGGGGCAAATACTCTGCCTCTACTCTGCGCCTTGCTAACGAAATATGGGAAGGTGCGCTGGATACTATTAACCGCAATTCAAACGCAAAGCGGACACAGATCATTGAAAACAAGCTGAAGGAAAAGGGTCTTACCGAGGAGAATGCCGCGAAAATCTCCGAGGAGATAGCAAGCTCGCTCAAAAAAGAAAGCTCTGTTGAAGCTCTCAAAACGAAATTTGAGGGCAACGAGGCAGTTCTCGCTACCATTGACGAGCTGACGAACGAGGAGAGCGATTCCTTTGACGCGTCCCTTTATGATTCCCAGGACACCGAACAGCGGGCCATAATGGAGCTCACCCTGGGGCGAGAGAAAGCGAGAGCTTATTTTGATAATGATTATGCAGAGGATAGCGGACGTATTGACGAGGCAAAGACAGAGCTTGGTGAGATCGTTCGCTTTGAGGAGATAACCAACGAGGACGGGGACAGTGCTTACCTTCCCGTTATTAAGGTTGGGGAGAGGGAGGTTCCCCTTTCCGATATTGAGCTTTCCGCTGACAGTATTTACAGATATGCCAATGAAAAGAATTCCGTTGAAAGCGCAAACGAGATGATCGGGGCATATAAGAAGTTTGGCGGCGGCATCAATGCAGATACCTTTGCAAAGGAATGGAATTATGCTTATCAGATGGGACGGGCGAACCGCAACGGCACTCACACGGAATTTTTAAGCCACGACTTCACGATTCCCCGTGAGGCGGCAGAGAATGCCCGTGCATTCGGCGAAAGGGAGATGCGAAGGGGCCTCAACGAGCAAAAGAATGATATTAAAAGAGCGCAGAGAAAAAAGACAGGGCGAGAGGGCACCATTTCCACCGAGGACGTTCAAAACAAAAAGCTTATTACCGAAGGTATTGAGCGCATCTCGAAGATCTTGAGCCTTGCCGGCTACAATATAAGGCTTTTTGAGGACACGAGTGAGAACGCTGACCGCGGAAGCTACAGTTGGGAGACGAACACGATCAATCTTAACGTAGCCGTTGGTAGCGGTAGAGGAGCTGTAGATCTTCTTCTCGGACGTACTCTTTCTCACGAGCTTACCCACTCTATACAGAGATGGAACCCCGAAGGATATGAGGAGCTGAAGGGCTTTATCATAGACAAGATGGGCGACAGCTTTGAGAGTATGGTCTACCAAAGAATGAATGATTTTGAGCTTGACCGTGCAGATGCCATTGACGAGGTGGTTGCTTACTCCTGCGAGATGATGCTCAGAGATTCAAAGGCACTTGGCGATTTTGCAAAGGGACACAGGACTCTCTTTGAAAAGATCTGCGATATTGTTGACGAGTTTATAAAAAAGATACGCTCTGCCATCGCATCACTTTACGGAGAGATCGGGCCCGATTCTCAGGAGGCCCGTTTCATGGAGCTTTACGCGGACGAGCTTCAGATGAAATTTGACAAAGCGCTTTCCGATGCGCTGAATGCATCGGAGGCAACGGTTAACCACGATTTGCAGTCAAATGCAAATAAAAAAGCCGCCGAGGACGGCGGGAACAGCACCTATAGAGATCTCTTAAATAACGGAGAAAGAAGCAAGTCCGGGCATATATACAAGAAAGGCAGAAAGCCTACGCGAAATGCCTATATGAAAGGTCTTGAAAATTTCTTCAAACCGGGAGAACAAAGACTTGCTCCCAATGCCAACGGCGGGTATACAATTGAAGCTTGGGACGGTAAAGGCTGGATCGAATATGCGAAAATAAGTGAGAAGGTACAATATGCAAAGGGTAAGAGTAGTTACGACGAATGGGACGTGCAGACTGCTCTGTACGATGCGTTAGACCATGAGGACAGACGTAATGAACACCTCATAAGGGTGGGTACTATGCCCAAGTACATCGTTGATAAACTCGGCATAGACGGTGATTTCTACATATATCGAAATCACATTTATGAGAATATGGTTTCTAAGGAGCAAGCCATAGAGGGTGATAGATACGTTGAGGGAAGGCATTATCACGATTTGGGATTTGAAATAACGGAAGCTGCAATAATGGCACTGGAGAATCCCATACTAAGTATAGCAACGAAAACGAGCAAGAATAACCCTGCTGTTGCTATGATACTTCCCGTTAAAGGTAAGAATGGTATCCCCTTGTATTCGGTCATGAGTTTCTACTCTGAGATGAGTGTGAATGGTAATTTCAGCAGAAAGCCTCACGTTGTATTATCCATATACGAAATGGATATGGTTAAGAAAAACGATGGTGAAACAAAAAAACCAAGGGACAAGTCCCTTGAGGAGATTGTTGAACATGCTGTAAAAGACGGAAAAGTCTTTGACCTTGACAAAAAAATGAGAGATGCTCTGTCAGTGATCGCCGAGCGTACAAGGCTCGGGGATATAACTGAGACATCCCTCAAGGAAAGTTTATCACAATTCCGCAAGGAAATCAAGACTTTCAAAGAAAAAAACAAAATACAGTACTCCCGAGGAGAAGAAAATAATTCCACTGAGATAGAAAATATATCTGCTGAGGATGAAGCTGATATAGCGGAATACCGCGAAGCGAGAGGAATTAGTCTTACGGAAGCCTTAAAGCTTACTGCCGAGACCGATGAAGAGCGTGCAAAGATCGCCGAATACGAGGAAAAAGAGCAAGAGCTTAACGATTGGCGAGCCGAACGTTCAAAACTTGAAGTTGACAGAATCAAGCTTATGGCGGTTGAGCCATACTCACCAAAAAATGAAAAGATCAGAAAAGCCCATACTGATGCGGTTAAGCTTCGGAAGGCTATTCGTTCCTTGGAGAGGGCGAGAAAGACAGTTCAGGAGAAGTTAAACGGACAGGAATATATCATTCTTGACGATCAGGAAGAAAATGCCGTAAAAAGAAAAGCAAAAGCTGAAATTGCAAAAACACGGCGAGACCTTACGGAAATTGAAAGACAGATCTCTGCAAAGAATGAACTTTTGAAGAAAACCGAAGCAACTATAAATGATACTAAGTTTACCAAGGAACTCAATGAGCTTGATGAAAAGATAGAAAAACTTGATAGAAGCATCCGCAGAGGTGACCAAGAACTTTTGCAACTTCGTTCTACCGAAATTCTCAAGACTCTTTTTGCTAAAGAAAAAGCTAAGGCTATCGAGGCAACAAAAGCACTTATGAAAAGGCGGCAGGAGGAAAGCGCTGTGCGGCAGAAAAAGACTTCTTTGAGCATTCGCGCTCTTAATGAGATACGAAAAATTGAAGAGCTTGCGTCTCGTCCTACTGCGGAAAAGCACATTCCTTCAACTCTTGCGACCACTATTAAAGCTTTCTCTCAAGCCGTGCCCGGACGTGAGATACATTACGACGAACGCATTGCGGAGCTTGAAAAGCGAATTAAAGAAAACGTTAAAAGGCGAAAAAAACTGTACGAACTTCGCGAAAAAGCGAACGATGCAGAATACAGAGTTATTCAAGGCGAGATAGACTTCCTTAAAGACCGCATTACGAAGGACAAGGAGCTCGTTATCAAAAACCGTGCTTGGCGCGATTCTGCGGCAGACATTGCCGAGGGACTTAAGACATATTTTGATTCACTTGAAGAAACGAAGAACGTATACGATCCTGCTCTTCTTGAAGAGGTCAAGAGCATTTCGGAAATGTTCAAGAACGAGGACGGAAGTGCTAAAACCATCAACGAGCTGAGCCTCGATGAGCTTCAAAAACTATGCGACCTTATTACGCTGATAAAATCGGCTATTAGGGATGCCAAAAAGCTGTACGGTCAGATGAAGAGTCTTGACGATGAAGGAGCTGACATTATCGACGAAGCAAACCGAAACAAAGATACGAAAGAACGCTTACCTTGGATACAAGGACTTCGCGAAAAGGCTGCACAGTACGGCTACTCTATGCTCAAGCCTTACGAGCTTTTTGAGCTGACGGGTTCAAAGACTTTATGTGAGCGTTTCCGTAAGCTTCAGTCGGGAGAGGGCAAATATTTCAGAGACGTTGACGAGGCTACAAAGCGTTTTCGTGATGCAGCTGAAAAGTACCACATAACAAAATCTCTTCTTGAAACTGAGACACCATTTACTCTTGAGAACGGTACCGTTATTTCCCTTTCCTACAATGAAGCTATGTCAATTTATCTCACGGCACAAAGACATCAGGGGCGCGTACATTTGCTTACGGGCGGTTTCAGGTTATCACGTGGACTTATTAAAGTTCCCGGAAAAAAATATTATGTCGAAAGACGTCAAGGTGAAAGTGAAGAAGCCTTTGCCAAAAGAAAAGAAAAAGCGCAGGAAGCAGCAGCAAAGAAAATAAAATGGAAGAACTCATCTTCTGCCATCAAAGTGACATCAGCCGATATAGATAAGATATCCTATGCCATTACACGAAACGACAAACTGAAAGGCTTTGCCGACACACTGCAGTTATATATGTCAAAGGAGCTTGCCGATAAGGGTAACAAAACTTCTCTTAAATTACACGACATTAAAAAGTTTATGGAGCCTGACTACTTCCCTCTTATGACAGACTCAGCTTTCCGAAAGCTTCAGATAGATAAGGCTACGGGTGAAGTGCAAATCATACACAAGGGATTTACAAAGCAAACTGTTCCCGACGCAGGCAATCCTCTTGTAATTGACGATATGACGGAGGTGTTCGGACGGCACGCCAACGAAATGGCACTTTATAATGCCTTTGGTGTTGAGCTTGAAAATATGAAGAGAGTGCTCAACTATCAAACGATTGACGGAAACGGTAATTCCATAAGCGTTATGGCGAGCCTCGGCACGAATCTTTCACAAGAGATCGTTAACTTCATACGCGAGGTCAACGGTGGTGTTCGCGGTGAAAGCACCTCCTTCGCAGACAAGCTTATATCTCTTAACAAGGCGGCGAAGGTTGGCACTTCCCTTTCCGTTGCCATTCAGCAGCCCAGTGCGATCTGCAGGGCTTTCGCCATGATAGATCCCAAATACTACCTTCCCGGCGGCGTTGAGATCGACCGAGACGGAAAGCTTTGGGACGAGATGGAAAAATACACGGCTACTGCGGGCATCAAGCGGCTTGGGGGCGTTGATATAAATACCTCAAAGGGCATTATTGAAGAGATCACCGATCTCGGCCTCGGGGGACGCGGCGCCAAGGCGAATATTGACAAGGTCATACAAAAGGCTTCCTTCGGGCTTGCCGAACAGGGTGACCGTATTGCATGGAAGATGTTATGGCACGCTTGCAAGAGAGAGGCCTCCGAGAGCTACTCGGGCGAGGAGATCCTTATCCGTGCCGGCGAAAGATTTGACGAGATCATAAACCGCACGCAGGTTTACGACAGCGTTTTCTCACGATCAAAATGGATGAGATCCAAAAGCACTCTCAACAAGATGGCGACGGCTTTTATGGCTGAGCCTATTACAACTGCCAATATGGTAATTCAGGCGGTGAGGGACATTAAATCCGGAGAGAAAGCAAGGATTAAGGCGGGTATTCGCTCTATCGGAAGCGTTATCGTTACGACCATAGTCAATGCGGCTCTTGTTTCTTTTGTTTACGCAATGAGAGACGAGGATGAGGATGAAAGCTATTGGCAGAAATATCTTGAATCCTTCCTTCAGAGAGCTCCCCAGGATCTTATAAACGTTTCACAATACGTGCCTTATCTCAAGGATTTCTGGTCTGTTTTCCAGGGCTACGACGTTGAGAGAATGGATCTTTCTCTTGTTGGCGATCTTATGGACTGCGTGAAGAAGATCTCAAAGACTGCTTTTGATGAAAATGCGACCACTGAGGATCAGCTGAATGTTCTTCTCGATTTCTCATCAAAGATATTTGATCTCACCGGAATTCCCGCTTCAAACGCAGTCAGAGACGCAAGGGCATTTCTTTACACTGTCGGGAACGCTGACACCAAGGGGACTCCCCAGGGATGGAAGGAGGCGGCATTGGACGGTCTCTTTGAAAAGGCTGTTCTTCTCAGCGGCCTTGCTCCGAGCCCCAAGGATGCGGACAAGCTTTATCGAGCGATCATGTCAGGAGACAAGGCGAGATTCAAGCAGATCGCCGACCGACTGGATGAAGAAGGAAAGACAACGAAACAGATACAGTCTCTTATCGTTACCGGACTGAAAAACAATGACGAGAGGATCACCGATGCTGCAGAGGCGAGAAATGCGGGAAATACCGCTAAATACACAAAAATCCTTGAAGATATTGTTAAGGATGGTTTTGCAAAATCGTACGTTGAGAAGGCTGTCATCTCCAAAATGTCTCAGATGAACAAAAAGGAGCCTGAGGAAAGCGAGTTTGGTGTTCCGGATCCTACAGAGAGCGAGGAATACTATTCCATATTCGACATTAATGACATTTATATCAATCTGGAAGCAGGAGATCAGACAGAAGCGCAGATCGCCATTGATGATATTTATGAAAACAAATATGCAAAGGCACTGGCGGAGCTGAAGGACGACGAGGGCGAAGGGGATGCCGAAAGAAAGGCACTGAGCAGCCTTCGCAACATGATCAGCGGCAAATATCGCGATATTTACAAGGCTTCCGATGAGGCGGAACGGGAACGTATCCGCGAGCTGCTTCTCGACATACACGTGAACGGCGAGCAGCTTTACAAAGAAAAAACCATCGACGGATGGGGAGAGGATGATTAAAATTTATGGCAAAATACACTTTGGACGTCGGGCGACGGGGACGGCAGTTTACTATTGAAGGGCTGCACGTGGGAGACAACGGTTTTCGCACATACGAATTTGCCTTTATTTCGGGAGGGGACATACTTCCCCTCCCCGACGGGTGCATTGCTACGCTTTATGCTCGACTTAAAAGCGGCACTACGGTATACGATACGTGCGTGATCGAGGGAGATACCGTTAAATACGTGCTGCGGGGCGGTGACGGAGAGGGCGCTTCGATCACATCGGAAGCGGGGCTCGTTGAGTGCGAGCTTCGCCTGACTTCGGCTGACGGTAATATACTGACGAGCCCGAAGTTTACTATGATGATTGATTCCGTTCTGCAGGACTCAGAGGAGATCGAGGCACAGGAAAGCTTCTCTGCACTGACGGATGCCCTATCGAGGGTGCTTGAGGCTGAGAGCGGGCTTGCTTCAAAGGTTGGCAAGGTGGAGGGTGTTCCCGGGAATGCCGTTATATTCGGCGAGGGCGGTGCGATTGCGGACTCGGGCCGCGCTCCCGCGAGGATCTTTACCGTTTACTATGATGAGAGCGGGGATGAAAATGAGAAAAACAGGGCTTTGCTTGATCCCTTGAATTCTTGCCTCAATGCGGGCATCGAGTTTGCGGTTCAGATGGACTTGGGCGACAAAGTTTGCCCTTGTGTTTGGCGCAAAGCGAATGTGCCGGGTACCCGATGGATATTCATTGGCGCCGACAATGATGACGGCCTTATATACACGGTTGATATTCGTACCGGGTCTGTAGCTTATGAGACAACAGATATTTATGAATGGGACAGCTTTGACGAGAACGGCACGATCCCCGCAACGCAAAAGTTAACCGCAAAATGGGTGAAGGAGCAGATAGCAGAGATGGCTCCGGTGTTGGGAGAGGATTATTTTACTGCCGAAGTAATTGCTGCGGCACTTGAAGAATATTTCAAGGAAAAACCCATAGTCACAGTGGAGACAGATCCCACTGTCCCCGAATGGGCAAAGCAGCCTGAAAAGCCTACATACACGGCGGAGGAGGTTGGAGCGCTCCCTTCCTCTTATACTCCTCCTACACAGACGGCCGATCAAGTAGGCGCAGATCCTAAAGGAACGGCAGATTCAAAGGTATCAGCGCACAATACAGCGACAGACTCTCATAACGATATCAGAACTCTTATTAACGAGCTTACAACAAGGCTCAATACCATTGCAAACAGTACTGATACCGACCTTGACCAGCTTTCCGAGCTCGTTGCCTATATTAAAGCAAACAGAACGCTTATTGATAGCATTACTACAAGCAAGGTTAGCGTTTCCGATATTATCAACAATCTTACTACCAACGTATCTAACAAACCTCTTTCCGCAGCTCAGGGTGTTGTACTCAAGGCTCTTATTGATGCTATCACCGTTCCTACAAAGCTTTCACAGCTTTCGGGAGACACTACCCACAGAACGGTAACGGATGCTGAAAAGACTTCTTGGAACGCCAAGAGCGATTTCAGCGGCGCGTATGCTGATCTTACAGGCCAGCCTACAATTCCTACTGTTCCCACGAACGTATCTGCGTTTGAGAATGATGTCGGATATATCAAGGAGTCGGAACTTGACTCTGCCGTTGATGCGGCTTTGACCAAGGCAAAGGAAAGCGGAGAGTTTGATGGAGATACCGGTGAGCGTGGTACAGGTATTCTCAAGGTAACTACTTCTACAACAAGCGCAAGCGGTACAGGCCCCACGGGAATTGCAATCAAGTATAAGATTGCACTATCAACAGTAAAGAGCGAAGCGGGCGTTGATGAAGTTCTTATCGGGGACATTGTTGAGCGTTCATACTACCATTATCAAGTTGCAAATGTAGACGAAAGCTATGTTTACCTCGGTGCTTATACGAGTATTAGAGGTGCTACGGGTCCGGCGGGAGCTACAGGCCCACAGGGTCCTGCAGGTGAAACCGGACCCGCAGGCGCAGACGGAGCAGACGGCTATACTCCCGTAAAAGGCGTAGACTACTACACCGAAGATGAGCAATCCGAATGGTCAGAGTACATAGCATCCGAGCTTGCCAAAAGAGGTCAGCTCAAGCCTGAATTTGCACAGTCCACAGAATGGCTCAACGCAAATGGCGACACATCAAAGATGTACGTTCTTCCCGATGGTTTCATATATGCGTATATGCTGACGGAAAAGGAAGTCGAGACCGAGCCGTCATATAAAAACTGGTTGACATATTCCATTAATGCCGATGGTAGTGACTATAAAGGCGACAACGGAGAAGACGGTTATAGAAAAGGCTATCGTTATTCAGCATCTTCTGCGGTTGAAAAAGCACAGGCATCTCACGATTGCGTTGGCTTTATTCCTGCTAAGGCAGGCGACATTGTTAGGATTGCCAATGTTACACGCCCGACTTCATCAAATGACGGAAGTGCTTATGCTTGTGCATATTTCTTCGACAGCAGTTTTGCAAAAACAAATGGTCAAGTCATATTCAAAGATACTGCGACTTACGAAAACGGGGTACTTTCGTGGACTGTTCCGTCTTACAATAATATCGCATACTTCAAAGCAACTTTAATGGGCGTTTCCGATGAAACAATTATCACAGTAAATGAAGAAATTACAGAAGGCGGTGGAAGTGGCGGTACTACAACAGTAACCGAATATGCTTGGGTAAGTACGGGACTTGCTTTTGTTCCTGCTGATTATGAGGACAGAATTATCGACCTCGAAAATGAAGTTTCGCAGAACTCAGCAGACATTGCAAGTCTTAAAAAGGGCATAACAACATCAACGCCTATTAAAACGTGGGACGCACCTATCTATGATGCGAATATCCCAGTATTTGAGCTTGCAATCGAAAAATCAGCAATAACATCGGATGAATTAACGGTTGATGCGGTCTATGCAAAGTATGATGCTCTTATGGCAAGGCATCCAAATTACATCACCAAAACAGACCTTGGTTTGTGTTCGGACGGAGTACAGCACGTTTACAGATACGATTTCCGTGAACCTGAACCGCACAGAGGAACAACGGGCAAAAAAGAGTGGAGTGAGACCAAAACAAAGGCAATCATTATAAGCGGTATCCATTGGGAGTGGGGCGGTATATTTGCTCTTTATAATGCTCTTGAAGAAATCGCTGATAATCCTGCTTTGTTTGATTTTAAAAGAAACACACATATTATTGTTCTTCCTGTTTGCAATCCTTATGCGGTGGCAAATCAGAGTGTAAGAAACGCCAATCAGGTTGAAATACACCGTAATTTTGAAGTCGATTTTATTTATCCCAACGAGGAAGGATATATTGAAATAGGCGAAAGAAGCCACGGCGGTACAGCTCCCTTGTCTGAGGTTGAAACACAGTATATAGACAACATTATGAAGAACAACACCGATGCGGCGTTCTTCTTGACTTGTCATTCCTGTCAGGGCGACGAGGTTTACGGAACAAGCTTTATTTGGTCTTCCCCTGCAACGTATCATATGTGCAATATGGCATATCGTTTGATTGATAAATTATCTAATGCTTGGAACGATAAATACGGTGATGAACTTGCTGATGGCATTGCGGATTATCGCACTTCCAATCTGCCCGAATGGGATAGAAGACTTGGTATGGCTTATCTTTCAACAACAAACGGCTCTGAGCAGAAACAGGCAACGAAATACGGTATTCAGGGAACGAATATTGAGATAACGGATGCCTTTTTGACACATGGCACAAAAGCAAATCCCGAAGCTTATTTGTCCTCTTTCACAATGTCAAGAGGCGCAGAAGTATATGTAAACTTCTTGCTGACTGCTTTTGGTGTATATGATCATAAGGATAAAGAGCAGTATGCACCTACGGTAACAGAATAATGCCTGATTGCTGAGTAATAAACGGGGATATAGTTCTCAAAGGAAGGAGGTGAAACCGATGGATAAACTGGATCCTCAGCTGACATGGGCCGTGGTGATCGCAATTCTTACCCTTATTCTTCTGGTGCTCAACGTATATGAGAAAGTATCCGGATTGCAAAAAAAAGCAAAAGAACCGAATGATAGGCAGGATGAACGCCTATCGAAGTTCGAGAGAAGGCTCGAAAACGTGGAGAGGAAGCTTGATAATGACGACAGACGCCTGAGCGAAATCAAAAAAGGTGACCGTGCGACGCAGAGGGCGCTTATTGCACTTCTGGATCATGCGCTGGACGGTAACAATCTTGAACAAATGGAAAAAGCTAAAAACGAGCTAAACAATTACTTGATCGAAAAATAAGGAGAAAGAATATGAAATTTATTGAAGCTTTTGAGCTTATGAAGCAGGGGGCAAAAATTAAGCTTCCCAACTGGGGCGGGTACTGGGTATATGATGCTGACACCGACAGCATCTATATGCACACAAAGGAAGGAAACGTGCTTGAAATCAGAGAGAGCAAACGTCTTTCATATACTCTCGGCAACATCATGTCAGATGAATGGATCATTGCTGATAAGGATAACACGCCTATCCTCGGCGGTACTGCTACATTCAGTTTCGGAGATGCACTCAAGTTCCTGAAGCGCGGCTTTAAGGTTGCAAGAAAAGGCTGGAACGGCAAAGGTATGTACCTCTGGCTTAAGCCTGAGGCAATCATAAAGAAAGAATGGTGCAGAGATCCTATGCTTATTGAATGCATTGAAACGAACGGCGAAAATATCCTCGCTCTCGGCACTATCTGTATGTATACCCACGACAGCACAGGAAGAAATGCTATTCTCACCGGATGGCTTGCAAGCCAGAGTGATATGCTCTGCGAGGACTGGATCCTTGTTGATTAAGAAAGGAGAAAATTATGAAGAATTTTGTTAAAAAAATAGCACCCAGATTCAAGTCATGGGCACTGTGGCTCTCACTCGCATCCCTTGTTGTTTTCTGCACAAAGGAAATTGCGGGGATAGATCTTTCTGATACCGTTGACAGCTTTATGAACGTGCTCCTACCCGTTCTCGTTGCTTTTGGCATCGTCAATAATCCAACTGATAAAAATTCATTCTGAGAGGTGTACCATGAGTAATTCTGCGCTTGCAAAAAAATACATACCTTCTCCTTCCACCAACCATTGGGGAACACGAAAGGAGAAAATTAAGAAGATCATAATTCATCACGCGGCGGCGGTGGGTTCGGCAGAGAGGCTCGCACGGCTTTTCGCTTCGGAATCGAGGAAGGCTTCCGCAACATACTGTATCGGCAATGACGGAGAGATCATCCGCTGTCTTGACGAGAGCATCACTCCGGGAACGTCCGGGGGTTACGAGGCGGACAAGGATGCTGTTACCATCGAGGTCGCGAACTCAAAAAGCGGCGGCGAATGGCCGATATCCGACAAGGCTTTGAATTCCCTCATTCTTCTCTGCGCCGATATTGCCAAAAGAAATAATCTTGGCAAGCTTGAAAAGGGCAAGAACCTCTGTTGGCATCAAATGTATGCGGCTACGGCCTGCCCCGGACCTTATCTGCTTTCAAAAATGGACTATATTTGTGCTGAAGCAAACAACATCAATTATCCGAAGGGAGAGATCAAAGTGAAGATCAACGGCATAAACAAGGCGCGTCTTGCAGACGAGCTCATACTTTATACATCAAGCAAGACCGGCACAAACAAATGGGGTACAGAGGTTGCCCTTGATTCAAGCTTCAAGGCAACGGCTGCTCCTGTTTACGGTAAGGGCAATATGGCGGTTCCTTCGGGCGGTTTCGTTCTTTCCGGCCACGGAAAAAGCTCTGATTGGATTTTGAAGAACATCAAGAAGGGGACGAAGGTTAGCTTTGAGGTGGTAACTTAA